AAATTGGACGCCGATCACCCCGCCTGGGGGGTCAAAATTGCACGCCGAAACACAGTTCAGCTCTACCGGGACTACCTTGTGAACTTTACAATCAATACGCGGGCGGAAGATGCCGCTGCTGGCATCGGGGGCGTCGCATGAAGATTGAACTGTTCGATTTCCAGAAGGATGCCCTGCACAACCTTCGAAAGCGGCTGATGCTGGCCCGTCCCGCGGCGTCGCCTGAAGCCCCGCAGGCAATCACACTGTCCGCGCCCACAGGAAGCGGCAAGACGATCATCATGACGGCCTTGTTCGAGGCGATCCTCGACCAGCCCGACGAACAGCTGGACTGGCCGCTGGATTGGGTACCCCAGCCGGATGCGGTCATCCTCTGGGTGTCGGACATGCCCGAGCTGAATGAGCAGACGAAGCTCAAGATCGAACGTCAGTCCGACAAGGTCTACCGGGTCGGTCAGCTGGAGGTGATCACAGCCAGCTTCGACGAAGAGCGCCTGGCCGGTGGCAAGATCTATTTCATCAACACCCAAAAGCTGGCCAGCGACCGGCTGCTCACGACCGTCGGCGATGGGCGCAGCTATTCTATCTGGACAACGCTGACGAACACCGCGCGCGCGATCCCGGACAGGTTCTATGTGGTGATCGATGAAGCCCATCGTGGGATGACCACTGGCAAGGGCAGCGCAACGGCACAAACGATCATTCAGCAGTTCATCAAAGGCAACAAGGAAACCGGCCTGGTGAAGATGCCGCTGATCATTGGCGTCTCTGCAACCCCCAAGCGTTTCAACGAGCTGCTGGCTGACACCGACCACACCCAGCACAAGGTACCAGTGCCAGTCGAGGATGTGAAAAAGTCCGGACTGATCAAGGAGCGTGTCCTAATCCACCACCCCGCCAACCCGACGAATGCCGAAATGGGCATCCTTGAAGAGGCGGCACGGCGATGGCAGGTCATGACCGACCAATGGGCATCCTACTGCAAGGACGAGGGCGAAAGGCCTGTGCGACCCATTCTCGTCATCCAGATTGAAGATGGCGCACCCACCCGAACCAACCTGGCGGACGCGATCAAGGCGGTTGAAGATGGCATTGGCCGTCCCCTTCGGGATTCCGAGCTCGCGCATGCATTGATGGATAAAGGGGGCCTGAAGGTCGGCGACCGCGCAATCCGCTACATCGATCCTTCTCGCATCGACGACGACGCAGACGTCTCGGTGGTATTCTTCAAGATGGCGCTTTCTACCGGATGGGATTGCCCACGGGCAGAAGTCATGATGTCTTTCCGTAGCGCGCAGGACCACACCTACATCGCACAGCTTCTCGGGCGCATGGTTCGGACGCCTTTGGCGCGCAGGATCGAAAGCACGGCCGAGCTGAACGACGTCCACCTTTATCTGCCTCATTTCAATGCAGCGGCGGTCGAGCAGGTCATCACAGCACTACAAACCAGCGACGATATCGTTCCTGCCGAGACAGGAGAGGGGACGAAGCTTGTCACCCTGCACCGTCGACCCGGCACCGAGAGTATTTTCGAGGCTATCGAGGCAGTCGAGCTCGTCACCTATCGCGTGAACGCGGTTCGGGCTCAGAGCGACATCCGTCGTTACCAGGCGATAGCAAGCCGACTAACGATGGATGGGATCGACCCGAACGCCTGGGATGATGCCAAAGCTGACGCCGTGTCATGGATCGGCGAGCAGGTTGCCGTGTTGAAAGCATCTGGCGACTTCGAGAAGGCGCGCAAGTCCTTCACAAAGGTTGGCTTGCGCACAGTCATGGTCACGGGCGTGACCGGAATGGCGGAAGGCCAAGAGGACTACACCGTTGACGTGTCAGATCTCGATGTCGACCGGCAGTTTGAAGACGCAGGTCGCACCTTAGGACAAGGGTATGGCCTTCACCAGCTTTACCGAAAGGCAAACGCGGAACGTGACGGTCAGGAGGTGAAACTGGAAGCAATCATCGTGGCTGCATCTGCGGCAGCGCGCTCTGCGTTGGAGAACAAGTCGAAGGCTAAGTTTGAAGCGCTCTATGACGCACACCGACATGCGATTTCCAAACTTACCGAACAGGTGCGCGCCGGGTACGACAAGCTGAAATCAGCGTCTTCCACCCCCTCAAGCACACCTTGGCGGCTGCAGGACACCATTGATTTTCGCCGCGACACCACGGAACCCACCTGGAGCCATCACCTCTATGTCGAAGATGATGGATCGTTCCGCACAACCCTGAACCCTTGGGAAGCTGATGTCCTGAAGCTTGAAATGGGCCGAGATGACTTCGTTGGATGGCTGCGAAATCTCGACAGGAAACCCTGGTCTCTTGAGATCCCCTACCAAGTGAGCGGAACTTGGAAACCGATGTTCCCCGATATGCTGATCGTGAGGAGCAAGGGCGCGGATTTCGTTTTCGACATTCTGGAGCCGCATGACGACAGTCGCGCTGATAACCTGTACAAAGCGCAGGGACTTGCCGAGTTTGCCGAAAAGCATGGCGACCGCTTTACTCGAATTCAGCTTATCCGAAAGAAAGGCGATGGCTTCGTTAGGTTGGAGCTGAATAGAACTGCCGTAAGGTCCCGCGTCCGACAGGCAGCGTCCAACCCTGCAATTGACGCAATCTTTGATGAGTTGGGGATGGTCTAGACGCGCTGTCGGAGCGGCTTGTTTCTGGTACGTCAAACTGATCGAGCTGCACTCTCAAAGTCGAAGCGCACGTAAAGACGAAGGATTCGCCCCCCTCCTCTGGTTCCTCCCCGGCCCTGAACGTATGCGGGGGGGCGCAGCGCGGCGGTTCGCTAGCGTGAGGGAGTTTCACCGGGGAAGCCAGGCGGAAGCCACCTTGCGCTGATGCCGGAATTCTTGAGTCAGATCAGCGGCTTGCGGAATCACTATCTGGGGGGGGTGGATTCCCGGCGGGAAGCCAGGGAAGCCACCTCCGGGGAAGCCAGGTGGCCGGAAACCGCCCCGGAAAGCCAATTCGTCAGAAGCTGTTGAATCCGCTTCACTTTTCGGGTTGACAGACCTGCCCCCATTGACCTACCCCTTGATCATCGAAGAATTGCGCCCGGAGGAACCCCCTCGCGGGCGCTTTTCATTTTCCGTCCCCCTCATCCCGAGCCCCATCCCATGGACCTCGTCTTCGCGCCGAGCCAGATCGAAACCTGGCCGCTTGCCCGACTTCGCCCTTATGCCCGCAATGCCAAGATGCACGGCGACGATCAGGTGGCGAAGATCGCCGCCAGCATGGCCAAGTTCGGCTGGACCGTCCCCTGCATGGTTGCCGACGACGGCGAACTGATCGCGGGACATGGCCGGGTCATGGCCGCGACCATGCTCGGTCTGACCGAGGTGCCGGTGATCCGGCTCAGCCACCTCGACGAGGCCGAGCGCCGCGCCTACCGGATCGCCGACAACAAGCTGACGGAACTGGGCGAATGGGACGAGGCGCTGCTCCGCGACGAGATCGCGGGGCTTTTGGCCGAGGATTTCGACCTGAGCCTGCTCGGCATCAGCGACGACGATCTCGACGCGCTTTTGCGGGATCCGGAGGCGCTGGGCGGCGATGGTCCGGTCGAGGGCGAGGACGATGTTCCGGAGCTGCCTGTCACGCCAGTTTCGGTGCCGGGCGATCTCTGGCATCTGGGCGCGCATCGGCTGATCTGCGGCGACAGCACAGCGTCCGATGTCGTGGGGCGGCTGCTCGCTGATGTGCGCCCCCAGCTGATGGTGACCGATCCGCCCTACGGCGTCGAATACGATCCCTCCTGGCGCAATGCCGCGGGGGCCGCGAAGACAAAACGCACCGGCAAGGTGCTAAACGACGACCGCGCCGACTGGCGCGAGGCATGGGCACTGTTCCCCGGTGATGTCGCCTATGTCTGGCACGGGGCGCTGCACGCGGCGACCGTCGCCGACAGCCTCGTGGCGGCGGGCTTCGCCATCCGGTCGCAGATCATCTGGGCGAAGGACCGGCTGGTCCTCAGCCGCGGCGATTATCACTGGCAGCATGAACCCTGCTGGTATGCCGTGCGGGCCAAGGGCAAGGGTCACTGGGCGGGGGACCGCAAGCAGACGACGCTGTGGCAGATCGCCAACCGGGATCAGGATGCGGACACCGTGCATGGCACGCAGAAGCCGGTGGAATGCATACGGCGGCCGATCCTGAACAACTCGAGCCCCGGCCAGGCGGTCTATGAGCCGTTCATGGGATCAGGCACCACTCTGATCGCGGCCGAGACGACGGGGCGGGTCAGCTTCGGGGTCGAACTGAACCCCGCCTATGTCGATGTGGCCGTCGCGCGTTGGCAGGCTTTCACCGGCCAGGAGGCCGTTCTGGCGGAAACCGGCGAGACCTTCGCCGCCCTCAAGACCAAGCGGCTCGCCGCATGAACGCGCCCCTCCTGCCCGGCCGGACCGAGTATTGGCCTCTGGCCCGTCTCCGGCCATATGCCCGCAACGCCAAGACACATGACGCCGACCAGGTGGCGAAGATCGCCGCCAGCATGGCCGAGTTCGGCTGGACCGTGCCGGTGCTGGTGGCGGCCGATGGCGAGTTGATCGCGGGCCACGGCCGCATCCTGGCCGCCGCGCAGCTCGGGCTGGTAGAGGCACCGGTCATCGTGCTGGGCCATCTGACCGAGGCACAGCGACGCGCCTATCGGATTGCCGACAATAAGCTGACCGAACTGGGCGGATGGGACGAGGCGCTACTGCTCGAGGAACTGCGCGGGCTGATGGCCGAGGATTTCGACCTTGGGCTTATCGGCATCCCTGACGATGAACTGGACGGCCTGCTGCACAATGCCGACGACCGCGCGCCCATCGACGACGACACCGCCGACAGCATTCCGGGGTCTCCGGCCGACCCGATCACGCAGCCAGGTGACATCTGGGCGCTGGGCGATCACCGGCTGATCTGCGGCGATGCCACTGACCCGGGTGTGGTGGCGCGGCTGATGGACGGGGCGCAGGTCTCGCTGATGTTCACCTCGCCGCCCTATGCCCAGCAGCGCGACTACGGCGCAGCGAAAGAGAAGGTCGGTGATTGGGATGCGCTGATGCAGGACGTCTTTGCCGCAGCGCCCGTCACCGCCGATGCCCAGCTGCTGGTGAACCTCGGCCTCGTCCATCGCGATGGCGAGTGGATCCCGTATTGGGAGGGCTGGGTCGACTGGATGCGCACGCAGGGCTGGCGACGGTTCGGCTGGTATGTCTGGGACCAGGGGCCAGGCCTACCCGGCGACTGGAACGGGCGGCTGGCGCCGTCGCACGAGTTCATCTTCCACTTCAACCGCCAGCCGCGGAAGCCGAACAAGACGGTCGAGAGCAAGCACGCGGGCGAAACCCTCGGCGGCGGCGGCCTGCGCGGCGCGGACGGCACGGTCCATCGCAAGACCGGCTACGGAAACGCGATCCAGAGCCACCGCATCCCGGACAGCGTGTTCCGCATCATGCGCCACAAGGGCGGGCTGGGTGCTGCCGGGTCGCACCCGGCCGTCTTCCCCGTGGCGCTGGTCGAGGCCGTGCTGGAGGCTTTCACCGACACCGGCGACCTCGTGTTCGAACCCTTCTGCGGTTCTGGGACACAGTTGATCGCGGCAGAACGCACCGGGCGGCTGTGCTGCGCGGTGGAACTGGACCCGGTCTATTGCGACGTGGCCGTGCGGAGGTGGGAGATGGCGACGGGGCGGAAGGCGAAGGCTGTCCACCGCCCTTGAAATAGCTAGACCATCCTCAATGCCTCAGGTGGTTTTTGCGACTTTCTGGCGTTTTGGCTTCGGGGGAATAGCGCTCTTGATGCTCAGTGCCTTTTTCCCGACGATGAACGCGCGTTGCAGGAACACTTCCATGGCATAAAGGAGCTGATCAACGTCTTTAGAGTCAGGCGACCAGCCGCGATGAGCTGCAGCGTTACCAGCATCGGTTATCACCTCTAGAATGTCGTGCTCTGTCGCCCCAATCCATCCGCCGTTCTGTAGGTCGGAAAGCTTTTCTGCAAAAGTTTTGGCCGGATCGATTCCAAGCACTTCGGTGCCACGGTCAAGCGCGGTGCGAAGTCCGACGGCAGTCAGAATGTACGCTTCGTTGTCTCGGGCGACATACATTTCATTCAGAATTGCCTGAAGCTGGCTATCGATCTTCCCAATGGCATCCAGCCAAAGTGGCTTGGTGGCGCTTTCCGGTTTTGGGTATGTGATCTTGGTTCGCACCGCTTCAGTCTGCGTTTCGCCATTGTGATCGTACCAGTGGTCAAGGTCTTCATCGTTCCAACTGTCATGAAGGTAGAAGACTGTTTCACACCCGCGGCACTGGAGAAGGGAATGATCGACGCCACCACCCATCGAATAGCCGTTGTATTTGTCGTCCCAATGCCATGGCACGTAGATATGACCGTGAACTTCGCAAACACGTTCGGCGTTGCACTCTGGGCAGTGCTCTCGGACCGCTTTGGGTTTTTCTGTCGCGGCAGCGTCATCAGTCATCGATTCACCGAAAGTAAATATCGGACTGGACGGTACAGGACAGAAAAAGACGTGTCACTGTCGTTCAAAGGTTCGGGATCAGAGGAGATATCCGATACACCGTCCCCCTGCCCTCGACCTTCTCGGCTTTGATCGGCAGGCCCAGCTTCTTCTTGAGCGCCCCGGAAATGGCTCCCCTCGCGGTGTGAGCTTGCCAAGACGTCGCCGCCACAATTTCGGCGATGGACGCCCCCTCGGGGCGCTGAAGCATGGCGATGATCTGGGCCTGCTTGGTGCCAGCGCGGATGGCGACAGGTTTCGCGGTGTCGGTGTCGTCGGGCGCGGGTTCCGCCTTTGCCTTCGCCTTCCGCGCGATGGCAACGGCGCTGGCCGCCAACGGCTCGATCCCGATGACCTCCAGCCCGGCCGCGGTCGCGATCAGCGTGGTGCCGTGGCCGTCGCCGGTCTCGCGCCACATCGGCTCGCCTCGACGCAGGTTGGCCTCGACCTCCTCGAGCCAGCCGCGGGCGATCATCTTGCCGACGACCATCTTGGCAGCGGCGCCGACCAGCCCCTCGGGCAGCGGCTGGGCGAGGTTCCCCGGCCGGGTCGCGGCGCGGGAGAGGATCAGGGACTGGGTGTCGGACGGGGTAGTCATCGGGGGCCTCCGGGCGCTGTGGCGCGCGATTTGCGCGCCTTCTACGGAGGCAAGCCCCGTCGTCGGACGGGGCGGCCATCGCGCCGTTTCGGCGCGTCAGGCGGCGTGTTCACCCTCGCCAAAGAGGAAGTCGGTGATCTTGCGCAGATCGGCGGCAACGCTGTTGAGCGATCCGACGGCACCCCAGTTGATGGCGTCCGGATCGAATTCGAAATGGTCGTCGCTCAGGGCCTTCAGGCGCTCCAGCATCACGTCGATCTCTGCCTTGGCGGCGATGAAGGCGTCGAGGGCCTTGGAGTTGTCGGCAACGCGGCGGGTGGTCATGGCGGGGTTCCTCAAGTGAGTTGCATCGTTTCCTTGCGATCAGATTCGCTCTGTCGCGCCCGCCAATCAACTGAATACCAAGCGATATCATTGGGTTGATCGGACTATCCGCGCCATGAAAGGCATGAGCGAACGCGAGTATGCGGCCCATTCCGGCCTGTCGCGCGGGGGGGTGCAGAAGGCGCGCAAGAACGGACGACTGGTGGTCCATGACGACGGGTCGATCAATGCCGCGGCCTCGGATGTGCGGCGGGCGGAGATGACGGACCCCGACCAGCAGCGCCGGTCCTTGGGTAGCGAAACCCTCGCCAGCGGTGCGGGCGAGACCTCGTCCTACATCAAGGCTCGCACGCTGCTGACGGTCTATGCCGCGCAGGACAAACAGATCGCGGTCCAGAAGAAGAAGGGCACGCTTGTCGACCGTGCGCGGGCAGAGACCCTCGTCTTCCGTCTGGCGCGGCAGGAACGGGATGTCTGGGTGACCTGGCCCGGACGGGTGGCCGCGCTGATGGCGGCGCAGATCATGGCGGAGGTGGAACGACAATCCGGGGCATCGGTGACGATCGAGACCGCGATCATGCAGAGGGTGCTGGAAGCCCATGTCCGCGAACAGCTCGACGCCCTCGCCGACCTCCGGGTCTCGCTTGCATGATGAGGACGATGACAACGACCTGACGGCCGACCTCGACCTCGGCTTCGACGGCGCCGAGGATCTGCTCCGGGTCTGGCGGCAGGGGCTGCGCCCCGATCCGAACCTGACGGTGTCGGAATGGGCGGATCAGCATCGCTGGCTGTCGTCGCGGGGCGCTGCCGAACCGGGCCGCTATCGCACCGCCCGCGCGCCCTACCTGCGCGAGATCATGGATGCGCTGTCGCCCGGCCACCCGGCGCAGCGCATCACCTTCATGAAGGCCGCACAGGTCGGGGCGACCGAGGCGGGCAACAACTGGATCGGCTTCGTGATCCACCACGCTCCGGGCCCGATGCTGGCGGTGCTGCCGAGTCTGGAACTGGCGAAGCGGACGTCTCGCGGTCGTCTTGACCCCTTGATCGCGGACAGCCCGGCGCTCCGCGAGCGGGTGAACCCGGCCCGGTCGCGCGACGCCGGGAACTCGATGCTGTCGAAGGAATTCCCGGGCGGCATCCTGGTGCTGACCGGCGCCAATTCGGCGACCGGCCTGCGGTCGATGCCCGCGCGCTATGTGTTTCTGGACGAGGTCGACGCCTATCCCGCCTCGGCCGACGAAGAGGGCGATCCCGTTACGCTGGCGGAAGCCCGGACCACCACCTTCTCGCACCGGCGCAAGGTGTTCATGGTCTCGACGCCCACGATCCGGGGCCTGAGCCGGATCGAGCGGGAATTCGAAGCCAGCGACCAGAGGCGCTACTTCGTGCCCTGCCCGCATTGCGGGGCGATGCAGTGGCTGCAGTTCGACCGGCTGCGCTGGGCGAAGGGGAAGCCGGAAACCGCGGCCTATCACTGCGAAAGATGTGAACGGGCCATCGCGGAGCATCACAAGACGGAGATGCTGGCCAAGGGGGAATGGCGGGCAACAGCAGTTTCCAAGGATCCGAAGGCCATCGGCTTCCACCTCTCGGCGCTCTATTCACCCTTGGGCTGGAAAAGCTGGTCCGACGTCGCGCGGGAATGGCTGGCGGCCCAAGGGTCGGACGAGACGCTGCGCGCCGCGCGCAACACGCTCTTGGGCGAGACATGGGTCGAGTCGGGCGACGCGCCGGAATGGCAGCGGTTGGCGGATCGGCGCGAGGTGTGGAAACCCGGCACGGTGCCCATGGCCGGGCTGTTCCTGACGGCCGGGGCCGACGTCCAGAGGGACCGCATTGAGGTCGACATCTGGGCCTGGGGCCGGGGCATGGAAAGCTGGCTCGTCGATCACATCGTCATCCCGGGCGGCCCTGACGATCCGGCCGCCTGGGACAAGCTGACGGAGCTGCTCGGCCGGTCGTGGCAGCATGACAACGGCGCATTCATGACCGTGGCGCGGCTTGGCATCGACACCGGCTATGAGGCCGCGGCGGTCTATGCCTGGTCACGCAAGGTTGGGTTCGAGCAAGTGGCACCCCTGAAGGGCCTAGAGGGCTTCAACCGGGCCGCGCCGGTCTCTGGCCCGACCTATGTCGACGCCACCATCGGTGGCAAACGCCTGCGCCGGGGCGCGCGGCTCTGGTCGGTGGCCACGGCGACGTTCAAGGCGGAAACCTACCGCTTTCTGCGGATCGAACGGCCGTCCGACGAGGACCGGGCTGTGGGCATGCTTGACGCCTCCGGCACGATCCACCTTCCCGACTGGGCCGACACCGAATGGCTGAAGCAGCTGGTGGCGGAGCAGCTGGTCACCATCCGCAACAAGCGCGGCTATGCCCATCAGGAATGGCAGAAGATGCGCGAGCGGAACGAGGCGCTGGACTGCCGGGTCTACGCCCGTGCCGCGGCATGGATCCTCGGCGCCGACCGTTGGGATGAAGCCACCTGGCGGCGGCTGGAAGCGCAGGCAGGCGTGGAAACGCGCATGCCCACGGCCACCGCAACCGATATCGCCACACACGACACGGCCCAACCAAAGGCCGGAACACTGACCACGCCACGCCGGAAGCGGCGGGCCTACACCCCGAACTTCATGAGGGACTGATGGACCTGGAACGCATGCAGGCCCTGCTGACCGCGCTGCAAGAGGCCCGCTTCGCCGGGCTGCGCAGCGTCAGCTACGACGGCAAGACCGTGAGCTATGGCTCGGACGCGGAACTTGCCGCAGCCATTCGGGATCTGGAGGCGCGCATCGCCACCGCCTCGGCCACCCCGCGTCGTCGGCGCTGGGGCACCGTTGCAACCAAGGGTCTGTGACCATGGTTCTCGACGCCTTCCGCGCGCGCCTTGGCTCGATCATCGGCGGGTTCGACGCCGCTCAGTCCCATCGGCGCATGCGCGGATTTCGCGCCACCCGCGCCCATGTAAACACGCTGATCGCAGCTTCCGGCGAGACGATCACCGCCCGCGCACGCTGGCTGGTCAGGAACAATGGCTACGCCGCCAACGCAGTCGACGCCTTCGCGAACCATGTCGTCGGCGACGGGATCAAGCCCTCATCGAAGATCGCGGACGCGGCAAAAAAGGAGGAGCTGCAGAAGCTCTGGCTCGCCTGGACCGACGAGGCCGATGCCGAGGGTCTGACCGATTTCTTCGGCCTGCAGCGGCGGGCCGCGCGCGAGGTGTTCCTGGCGGGCGAGGTCTTCCTGCGCATCCGCACGCGGCGTCAGGAAGATGGGCTGACCGTGCCGATGCAGCTGCAGATGCTGGCCTCGGAGATGCTGCCCCAAGACATGACCCGCGTGCTGCCCGGCGCGGGTTCGATCCGGCAGGGCATCGAGTTCGACGGGATCGGGCGGCGAGTGGCATATCACTTCCTCCGCCGCCATCCGGGCGACATGACCGATCCGGGGCTGGCCGGGGAAACCGTCCGGGTTCCGGCCTCGGAGGTGATCCAGATCCTCGACCCGGTGGAGGCAGGTCAGCTGCGCGGCGTGTCTCGCTTTGCCGCGGCCGTAGTGAAGCTCTTCACGTTGGACCTCTATGACGACGCCGAACTCGAGCGGAAGAAAACAGCGGCGATGTTCGCGATGTTCATCACCTCGCCCGCCCCGGAAACCGCCCTCGATCCCGCCGAGGACGATCTGGAAGTGGAACCGGGTCAGGTGGTGCGGCTCGATCCCGGTGAGGACGTCACCACCCCATCCACCCCCGACTCTGGCAGCACCTATGAGCCGTTCCAGTACCGCACACTGCTGCAGATCGGGGCCGCGCTGGGCGTGCCCTATGGCTATCTGACCGGTGACACGGCGAGGGGAAACTTCTCGAACACCCGCATTGCGCTGGTCGACTTCCGCCGCCGCATCTCGGCCTTCCAGCATTCGGTGATGGTCTATCAGCTCTGCCGCGCGGTCTGGACGCGCTGGATGGACATGGCCGTTCTGGCGGGCGCAATCGACCTGCCTGGCTATGCGACCGACCGGCGCGCATACCTTGCCTGCGACTGGCTCCCCACGAAATGGGACTGGATCGACCCCGCCAAGGATGCCGCGGCCGAGATCCTGCAGATCGAGGCGGGCCTGAAATCCCGAACGCAAGCTATCGCAGAGCGCGGCTACGATGCGGAGCAAGTCGACCGGGAAATCGCCGCAGAACGCAAGCGCGAGGCGGAACTCGGCCTCGACTTCCGGCGGCCGGGTTCGCCCGCGCAGGCAGCAGGCGGCGGCATCGAGGATCAGGGCGGCCAAACGGACCCTGACAAAGAGGAGCAGCGCGAGAACGACGACGGCGAGGAGCGGGAACCCCAGCCCGCGGAGGACGCATGATGCATCACACCCAGATCGCCCAGCGCGTCTTCAACACGCCCCTGATGGTCGATCCCGCCAAGGCGCTGGCCTTCCTGACCGGGCTCGGCCCGCGGATCACCGGCAGGGAAATCACGGTCGAGGGAATGCTCGTGAATCCCGCAGATCAGGCCACCGCCGCACTCCCTGCCCGCGCCTCTCTCTTCAGCGACGACCTGACCAGCCGCCAGGCGCGCAACGGCGGCCAGCCCTTCGCGGTCGTCGACGGGATCGCGGTGATCGAGATCGCTGGCACGCTGGTGCATCGCGGGGCCTGGATCGGGCAATCCTCCGGTCTGACCTCCTACGAGGGGATTGCGGCCCAGCTGCAGGCGGCCGTCGCCGACCCCACCATTCGTGGCATCGCCCTCGACATTGACAGTTTCGGCGGGGAGGTCGCGGGGGCCTTCGATCTGGCGGATCGCATCCGGGCCGTGCGTCAGGTGAAACCCATCCATGCCTTCGTCGCGGATCACGCCCTCTCGGCCGCCTACGCCCTCGCCTCCCAGGCCGACCGGATTGTCCTGCCCCGCACCGGCGCTGTCGGCAGCATCGGTGTCGTTGCGATGCACAGCGACATGAGCGGGGCGCTCGACCAGAAGGGCATCGCCGTGACCCTGATCCACGCTGGCGCGCGCAAGGTCGATGCGAACCCTTACCAGCCCCTGCCCGAGACCGTCCGCGCACGGATCGCGAGCGAGTTGGAGGACCTGCGCCAGCTCTTCGCCGAAACTGTCGCCGAAGGGCGCGGCCGACGCCTCGACACCCTCCGGGCGCTGGGCACCGAGGCCGCCGTCTTCCGCGGCGAGGCGGCCGTCTTCGCCGGTCTTGCCGACGAGGTGGCCGATCCGGTCACCGCCTTCCGCGCTTTCGCCGCCTCACCCCGCGGCACAACCACCCTCACATCCAACCCCAAGGGAAAGGGCCCGATGATGACCACCGCCCCAGAAGACCATGCGCAGCCCCCGGCCGCGCCTGCCATCAGTCCTGCGCCGGAACCGGGCGCGCCCACGGCAATCGCACCGCCGCAAACCGCGGCGGCCGCCATGTCGCCCGAAGCGATCCGCGCGGAGGCGGCAGAGGTCGCTCAGGTCTGCGCGCAGGCGGCTCGCCTTGGCATCCAGATCGATGCCGCAGACGCAGTCACCAAGGGTGTGAAACCCGAAGCGCTGCGCGCGAAGGTGCTGGCCGATCTTGCCGCGCGCAGTGATGCCGCGGGCATCATCGCCACGGCCCCGGCGGCTGGCACCAAGGAAAGCCCCATCGTCGCAGCCGCGAAAAAGTCGGCCGCCGCCTCGCGCTAACGCGCATTGCCCAGGTCGGGCGCCCCCACACCCACCATCCTGGAGACTGAACCATGCCCGTCCTGACGGAACCGCCCAGCATGGGCGATGTCCTCAAATACGAGGTCAACCCGAACTACACCCGCGAAGTGGTGACGCTCCTCGCGGGCATGCCCTATCCCGTGGGCGCCGTCCTCGGCCGCATCACCGCCAGCGGCAAATACAAGCTCGCGACCAGCGGCGGCACGGATGGCGCACAGACCGCCTCGGCTGTCCTGCTCTATGCCGTCGATGCCACGCTGGCGGACGCCACCGGCATCGTCGTTGCCCGCGGTCCGGCCATCGTCTCGCGCGCGGGCCTCGCCTACGACGCCACCGTCGATGACGCGGCCAAGATCACCACCAAGATCGGCCAGCTGGCCGCCGCAGGCATCATCGCCCGCGACGGCGTCTGACGCTGCCCTCCCGGCCGCGCCCATCCCTTCATCCCCCGGAGCCCCACCATGACCCTCGTCCGCAATCCCTTCGACGCTGGCGGCTATTCGCTGGCCGAGATGACGCAGGCCATCAACATCCTGCCCAACCTCTACACCCGCCTCGCCCAGATCGGCCTTTTCCGCTTCGAAGGCGTCAGCCAGCGGTCCGTCATCATCGAGCAGTACGAGGGCGTCCTGAGCCTGCTGCCCTCGGTCCCGCTCGGCGGCCCGGCCACAGTCGGCACCCGCGAAGGCCGGTCCATGCGGTCCTTCGCCCTGCCGTGGATCCCGCATGACGACGTGGTCTTGCCTGCCGACATCCAGGGACAACCCGGCCTCGGCGCCTTCGACGCGGCAGATCCCCTCGTCGAGGTGATGAACCGCAAACTGCTGCTCATGCGCCGCAAGCATGCCCAGACCCGCGAATACATGGAGATGAACGCGCTGCGCGGCATCGTGAAGGACGGGGCCGGGACCACCCTCTACAACTACTTCACGGAATTCGGCCTGGCGCAGATCTCGGTGGACTTCGTCCTCGGCACCGCAGGCACCAACGTGCAGGGCAAGGTCCGCGAGGTGCTGCGCGCCATCGAGGACAACCTCCTCGGGGAGGCGATGACCAGCGTCCATGCCCTCGTCAGCCGCGAGTTCTTCGACAAGCTGATCGCGCATCCCAAGACCGAGGAGGCCTACAAGTTCTACGCCTCGACCGGCGCCCAGCCCCTGCGCGAGGACGTGCGGCGCAACTTCCCTTTCGCCGGGATCCTGTTCGAGGAATACTCGGGCACCGTCACCCTCTCGACCAAGGCGACCGAACGGCTGGTCCCCGCGAACGAAGGGATCGCCTTCCCCTTGGGCACGATGGACACCTTTACCACCTATGGCGGCCCCGCGAACCTGCTGGAAACCGCCAACACCATCGGCCTGCCCCTCTACGCCCGCCAGCATCTCGACGAGAAGGGCCGCTGGATCGACGTCATGACCGAGGCTTCGATCTTGCCGGTGAACAAGCGGCCGCGGCTGGCGATCCGCCTCCACACGTCGAACTGACGGACCGACTGATGTCCGTCTTCGCCGCCGCCATGGACCGCATCTTCACCCATGCCTCCATGGCGGCCCCGGCCCTCTGGATCTCGGCCACGACGTCCGCGGAACGACCGATCCGCATCATCCGCCGCGCCCCCGACCGCGTCACCGACTTCGGCGCGGGCCGGTTCGTCAGCGACACGACGGTGGTGGACGTGCGCGTGGCGGACCTCCCCGCCCCGCGCCCAGGTGACGTGATCGTCATCGGTGCCGACAGCCATGTGATCCAGGGAGAACCCCTGCGCGACGGCGAGCGACTGATCTGGACGCTGGACCTGAGGCCAGCATGAAGCTGGAGATCAGCCCCGACCTCGCGGCCCTGATGCAGGCGGAAATCCGCGCGGGCGAGAAGGCCGTCACCACCGCCATGCGCGAGGCAGGCGCGGGCCTCAAATCCGCCTGGCGCGGCCAGATCACGGGCACCGGGCTGGGCACCCGGCTCGGCAACTCGATACGGCTGGCCACCTATCCCAAGGGCAGCGAGAGCCTGAACGCCGCGGCGCTGGTCTGGTCGAACGCCCCGGTGATCGTCGGCGCGCATGACACCGGGCCGCTGATCCGGTCGCGCGATGGGTTCTGGCTGGCCATCCCCACCCCGGCCGCAGGCAAATCCACTCGGGGAGGCCGCATCACCCCCGGCGAATGGGAACGCCGCACCGGGCTGCGATTGCGGTTCATCTATCGCCGCCGGGGCCCGAGCCTGCTGGTGGCCGAGGGGCGGCTGAATTCGAAAGGCCGGGCCGTGGCGTCCCGCGCGAAGTCAGGCCGCGGGCTGACCACCGTGCCGATCTTCCTGCTGGTGCCGCAGGTCAAGCTGCGCAAGCGGCTGGACTTAGCGCGTGATGCCGAGCGGGCTATCGACGGCGTGCCGGGGCGGATCGTGGTGGGGTGGAGCCGCAACGAGTAACCACACAACCTACGCCCACACCGGTTACCAATCGTTCGCCAAGTCGATCTTTGCCTTGACCATATCTTTGAGCTCGGCCACGCCATCAACAACTATCCCGGCAGCTCCAAGGGCAGACTTGATTGAGCCAAGGACCGCATTCACCATGTCGAGGATATATTTCAGCGCCTTGCGAATTCCCTTCCTGATCTGGTCACTGAGTGCCTCGAGAAACCGGAACTTGGCCCATAGGCTTCTTCCCTCCAGACCGGCGTCCCCCAGGCGAGCACGGGCTCCGGGAAGAGCTTCCGCCGAACGCGGAAAGAAGCCTCGATCATCGGCGTCAGCAAGAGCCACAACCATCAGTTCGCGCTCTTCTCCCAGGTCCTCCTTGAAATCAATACCTTCAACGGTTTCGTGGATGATGTTTCCAAGTAGGGATCGCAGTTGGCGCAGAAAATCCGCGATCAGGGAAACCGGATCTTCGACTGCGCGTCGATCGAGTTCTGCAAATGCAAAAGGCATCATTCCCTCCTATTCCCGCAAATGGCTATGAGAAGCATGCTACCACATTGGCGTCCAAGCCAGCTCGGAAGTTTCTGTCACCCTGTTGATTGTAACAGTTCACCATGACCACCCGCGAATCCGTCCTCGCCGCGCTGCACGCGCGGCTGCAGCCGCTTGCCGCCCTCACCCTGCGTGACGAGGTGCTGCCCGAGCGGATCCCGGCGGCAGGGCTGATCATCCTGCGCGATGGTCAGCCGGGCGAGCCAGAGGTGACGCTGTCTCCCCTTCGCTATCACTACCAGCACCGCGCCGAGCTGGAGGTCGTCGTGCAGGCGGGCACCGGTCGGGCCAGCGCTTTCGATGACCTGATCTCCGCCATCGGCACGGTGCTGGAGGCCGACCGGACGCTGGGCGGCCTCTGCGACTGGGTTGAACCGGAAGCCCCGGCCTCAGTCGATCTGCCCGTCGAGGGCGCCGCGGCCTTGAAGGCGGCGGTGATCACCGTCGTCCTTCACTACACCACAACCGGCCCTCTGGCCTGAATTTCCCCACATCCACAGGAGACCTCCATGGCACGCGCACACGGCGCGCGGGCGCAGATGGCGCTTGCGTTCGAAACCGTTTACGGCACCCCGCCCGTCAGCGGCTATCGGCTGATGCCTTTCGCCCGCACCACGCTGGGCGCGGAACAGCCCCTGCTGAACTCCGAACTGCTGGGCTATGGCCGCGATCCCCTGGCCCCCATCAAGGACGCGGTCACCGCCGATGGCGAGGTGCTGGTGCCGATCGATGTGGAGGCCTTCGGCTTCTGGCTGAAGGCCGCCTTCGGCGCGCCGACCACGACAGGGACCACGCCCAAAACCCACGCCTTCCAGTCGGGCAACTGGACCCTGCCCTCCATGGCCATCGAAGTGGCCATGCCCGAGGTGCCGCGGTTCGCGATGTATGCCGGCTGCGTGATGGACCAGTTGTCCTGGCAGATGAACCGCTCGGGCCTGCTGACAGCCACCGCCCGCCTGATTGCCCAAGGCGAGGCCATCGCTGCCGCCACCGCGGCGGGCACCCCGACCTCGCTCGGCCTTCAGCGCTTTGGCCATTTCAACGGGGTGGTGAAGCGCAACGGCACGGCGCTGGGCAATGTCGTCTCGGCCGAGATCACCTATGCCAACGGTCTCGACCGGATCGAGACCATCCGCAACGACGGCAAGATCGAAGGCGCCGATCCCGGCATGGCCGCGCTGACCGGCCGGATCGAGGTGCGCTTCGCCGATAGCGCCCTCGTCACCCAGGCCATCGACGGCACGCCCTGCGAGCTCGAGTTTGCCTACAGCCTCGGCGCGAACGCCAGCTTCACCTTCACCGCCCATGCCGTCTACCTGCCGGTCCCGCGGATCGAGATCCCGGGGCCCCAGGGCATCCATGCCACCTTCGACTGGCAGGCGGCCCGCGCCACCAGCCCCACCCGCATGTGCACTGCCGTCCTCGTCAACACCGTCACGGGATACTGATCATGATCCGACTGAACCTGTCGAACCGCCCCGAATGGCTGAACCTGCTGCCCGGCCTGCGCGTCCTGGTGGCCCCTCTGACCACCGCGCTGATGGTCTCTGCCCGCGCCGATCCGGCCATCGAGGGCCTGTCGGAAACCTCCAGTCAGGAAGACATGGCGCTGGCCATGGCCAAGGCCGTCGCCCGCCGGGCGGTGCTGGAATGGGAAGGCGTCGGCGACGAGGCGGGCAACCTCGTGCCGGTCAGCCCGGCCGGGATCGATGCCCTACTGGAAATCTGGCCCGTGTTCGAAGCCTTCCAGGCTCAATACGTCGCCCGCGGCCTGATGCTGGACGCGGAAAAAAACGCCTCCGCGCCCTCGCCGACTGGTCCTTCGGCGGGGGTGACGGCTACTGCGCGGCCTGCACAGGACCCTGCCCGGACTGCCCCGCAAGACTGAACCGGCCGCAGACGGTCGAGGGCTGGCAGGTCTGGGACCTGACCCAGCGCCTCGGCGGCCAGCTGCGCATCGCGCCGGGGGCCGTCATCGGATGGGACATGGGGGCCGCCCTCGCACTGGCGAGCGCCTTGGGCATCAACGCCCTGATCACCGCCGAACTGCTGCCTGAGATCGAGGCGGTGATGGTGCGCAAGCTTAACGAGCAGATGGAAGGACGCCGCGATGGCTGAGAAAAAGGTCTCCGTCCGCCTCGTCGCGGAGGGCGGACGCCGCGTGCGCGCCGAACTGGAAGGGGTGGGCGAGGCCGGGGCGCGCGGCTTTGGCCGCCTGTCGCGCGAGATGGAACTCGCGAACACGCGGCTGACCGCTTTCGCGCGTCGCGCAGGCCTCGCGCTTGGGGCCGCTGCCGCTGCCGCCACAGCCTCGCTCGGTCTGATCGTGCGATCCACGGCCGAGAGCGCCGCCCAGATCCGGCAATTCGCGCAGGTCGCCAATGCGACGCCAGAAGCCCTGCAGCGCTGGTCGGCCGGGGCGCGGACGGTCGGCATTGAACAGGAGAAGCTGGCCGACATCCTGAAGGACGTGAACGACCGGGTTGGGGATTTCCTGCAGACGGGCGGCGGGCCCATGGCGGATTTCTTCGAGAGTGTCGCCCCTAGGGTAGGCGTCACCGCTGACCAATTCGCCCGCCTCTCCGGCCCCGAAGCCCTCCAGCTCTACGTCGACACGTTGGAACGCGCCGGTCTCAGCCAGCAGGAGATGACCTTCTATCTCGAGGCCATGGCCTCAGACGCGACACGGCTGCTCCCCCTCCTGCGCAATGGCGGGGCGGAGATGGCCCGGCTTGGGGATCAGGCCTCCGACCTTGGCGCAGTTCTAGACAGCGATGCGCTGGAAGCCCTACGCCGCACGCAACTGGCGCTGGGCACGGTATCCCTCGTGTTCGACGGCCTTCGGAACCGGATCGCCGTCGCCGTGGCCCCGACCATCGAGGCGCTTGCGAATGCCTTCGTCGCTCTGGCCTCCGATGGCGGGATCCTGCGCTCGGCCATCGACACGCTGATCGGAAATCTCGGCCGACTTACCTCCTACGCCGCAACCTTCGCCGCTGTCATGGCCGGGCGCTGGGTCGCGGGGCTTGCCGCTGCCGCCTTGTCCGTGCGCGGCCTCGCGACGGCGCTCGTATTCCTCCGCGGGGCCCTGATCCGCACCGGCATCGGAGCCCTGATCGTCGGGGCGGGCGAGCTGGTGTATCAGTTCTCGCAGCTGGTCGCCCGGGTCGGCGGGGTGGGCGAGGCGTTTCGCCTGCTGGGCGATCTGGCGCGCGAGGTGTGGTCGCGCATCGGCCTGTCGCTGGACGCGGCCCTCGCGCGAATGGCGGCAGGGTGGGAGGGCCTGAAGGCGGCGGGGCTCTCGGCCCTCGATGGCACCATCGCGGGCGTGGTCAGCTTCGGCGACCGGACTGCCGCGATCTTCCAGGGGGCCTATGACGCCGCCGTCGCAATCTGGGGCAGTCTGCCCGGCGCCATCGGCGACTTCGCTTTTCAGGCCGCGAACGGGCTGATCTCCGGCGTCGAGGCGATGCTGAACGGCGTCGTCACCCGCATCAACAGCTTCATCGAGACCCTGAACGCGGCGCTGGCGTTGTTGCCGGAATGGGCGACGGGCGAGGGTGGGGTCAGGATCGGCATTCTCGATCCGGTGGAACTCGGCCGCATTGGCAATCCGTTCGAGGGGGCCGCCACCGCTGCCGGTGCCGCCGCCGCGGATGCCTTTTCGGCCGCCCTCGCACGCAGCTATCTCGAACCGCCCGATCTCGGGCTTGGCGCGATGGCCGACGATGCCCGCGCCCGTGCCGATGGCTATCGCGAGGCGGCCGGGATGCTGGCTGATGCCGCCAGTCGGCCGCTGGCCAGCTGGCAGGCGCTGAAGGATGCCGTCACCGGCACGGGGACCGAGGCCGAGACTGTGCTGGCGGATGCGGCCGGCGGGGCCGATGCCCTGACGTCTGGGTTGAACGACACCGCCACGGCCGCTGATGGTGCGGGCGGTGCCGCGCGCGAGGCCGGAGCGGCTGCGGCCGAGGGTGCCGACACGGCCCTCACCGGCTGGCAGGCCGTCACCGCCGCACTCGCCGACTACGCCGCCAAGGCGCGCGACATCGGCGGGGATATCGGCAGTGCGCTGGTCGGGGCCTTCACGTCGGCCGAGAACGCCATCGGCGACTTCGTGAAGACCGGCAAACTCGATTTCCGCGATCTGGTGACATCGATGATCGCCGATCTCGCCAAGCTCGCTGCCCGTCGTTTCATCCTTGGCCCTATCGCGAACGCCCTCTCCGGCGCGCTGGGTGGGGCGGGTGGCATCTTTGCCAATATCCTGCACGCGGGCGGCATGGTCGGTGCCCCGGCACCCGGCCGGATGGTCCCCGCCTTGGCCTTCGCGGGTGCCCCGCGCATGCACAATGGGGGCTGGGCCGGGCTGCGGCCGGACGAGGTGCCCGCGATCCTGCAACGGGGCGAACGGGTGCTCTCGCGACGGGAGGCGGCGGGGTACGGCCAGGCCAGCCCCTCGACCGTCAACGTCACGATCAACGCCCGCGACGCCGAGAGCTTCCGGCAATCCCGGACGCAGGTCGCGAGCGACATCGCCCGCGCCGTGTCGCTCGGGCGGCGGGGCATGTGAGGATCAGCCGTGGCATTTCACGAGGTCCGGTTTCCGGACAACATCAGCCGGGGCGCGCGCGGCGGCCCGGAGCGACGCACGCAGATCGTCGAATTGGCGAGCGGGGCCGAAGAGCGCAATGCCAGCTGGGCCAATTCGCGCCGCCGCTATGATGTCGCCTATGGCATCCGCCGCGCCGATGACCTCGCGGCGGTGGTGGCCTTCTTCGAGGCGCGCAATGGCCGCCTCCACGGCTTCCGCTTCAAGGACTGGGCCGACTTCAAGTCCTGCCTGCCATCGCAGGCGCTGAGTCCAACCGATCAGCCCCTCGGCACCGGCACGGGGTCGGCCACCCAGTTCCAACTGGCCAAGCGCTACACCTCCGGCGCGCAGTCATGGACGCGCGCCATCACCAAGCCCGTCGCCGGAACTGTGACCATCGCCCTGAACGGCACGCCCCAAGCCTCCGGCTGGTCGGTCGCCACCGCGACGGGCTTGGTGACCTTCACCACCGCCCCCGCCGCAGGCGTCGCGATCACCGCGGGCTTCGAATTCGACGTGCCCGTCCGCTTCGACACCGACGTCCTCGACGTCACCCTCGATCTCGAACGTCTCGGGTCGATCACCTCGATCCCGCTCCTGGAGATCCGCACATGAACGACGAATCCTTCTGGTCCCACCTTTGGCGCGAGATCGCTGCCTCGACGGCGCTGATGCTGGCCTTCTGGGGCGCGCTGGGCGGTGCCACCAATGCCCTGACCACCCGGATGGCGCTGCGCGAAGCCCTGCGCCATGTCCTGCTCGGCGGGTTGATCGCCGCAGGGATGGGCAGTTTTTCCATCGTGATCGTGGCGGACTGGCTCGGTCTGCCTGATGGTGCCGTCGCCGCGGGCGGGGCGGTCGGCTCGGCCGCCTACCTGGTCGGCGTCTTCGGGGCGGCCTTCATCGAACTGATCCTCGCGAGGCTCCGCCGGGTCGGGAAGGATGACGCCGATGCATGAGATCCTTCGCCTTGCCCGCTCGCTGCGCTGCGATCCTGCCGACCCCGGACAGGCCTTTGCCCACCGGCTGCGCATCGGCCTCGCCGTCGCCTTCCTGATCTTTTTCCTCTCAACCCTCGGGTAAGCCCATGCAAACCTCTGATCGTGGGCTCTTGGCCCTGATCCGGCACGAAGGCGTCGTGCCCGGACCCTACCTCGATGTGAAGGACGTCTGGACCTTCGGCATCGGTCACACCGCCGCCGCCGGTCCGCCCGATCCCGCAAGGATGGAGCGCGGCATGCCCGCCGATCTCGATGCCGGGATCCGCGAGGCCTTCCGGCTCTTCCGCGCCGATCTCGCCACCTACGAGGTCGAGGTGTGGCGCACCGTGAAGGTGCCGCTCGCGTCGCACGAGTTCGATGCGCTGGTCTCCTTCCATTACAACACCGGCGGCATCGCCAAGGCCGCGCTGACGCGTCACCTGAACGCAGGGAACCGTACTGCGGCCGCAGCGGCATTCATGGGCTGGCTCCGTCCCGCCGCCATCCGGTCCCGCCGCGAGGCCGAGCGCGATCTCTTTGCCAGGGGCCGCTATCCGGCCGGTACCATCCCGGTCTGGACGGTCGACCGCAACGGCCGGGTCGATTTCTCGCGACCGGTCCGGCGGCTCAGCGAGACCGAGGCGCTGGCACTGCTGCGCCCGATCCCCAATCCACCGTCGATCCCCATGTCACCCGCCCCTTCCACGGCCGCCGCCGACCCCGCGCCCGTGCAGGCGGCGCCGAGCCTGACCACCCGCATTTTCACCTTCCTCAAGACCCTGATCGGAGCATGACCATGAATTGGACCCTCGCACGTGGCCTCGTCTATCTGGCCTGCCTTGCCGCCTCCGGCCTCGCTCTGGCCGGGCTGGCGGATTTCGACCTCGCCACCGGCACGCTCGATATTCGCCCCTTCAATATCTATGCCCTGACCGGCGCGACCGGTGGTGTCGTGTCTTCGCTGCTGGCGTCCCTGGCCCTGCTGCGCGGCTGGGGGCGGAAGTGAAATCCCTTCCGCCCGCGCTGCAAGCCCATCTCGACGAAGGCGCCACCACTCTGGCCTGGTGCTGGCGCATCACGCGGGCGGATGGCATGACCTTCGGCTTCACCGACCACGACCGGACCCTCACCTTCGACGAAACCGAGTTCGAACCGGAAAGCGGGCTGACGGCGTCGGAGGTCCGGTCGGGATCGGACCTCTCCGTGGACGCGCAGGATGCCCAAGGCGTGTTGTCCTCCGACCGGATCACAGAGACCGACCTCCTCGACGGCCGCTGGGACAATGCCTCGGTCGAGGTCTGGAGGGTGAATTGGTCGGCCCCGGCGCAGCGCGTGCTGCTGCGCCGCGGGGCCATCGGCCAGATCCGGCGCGGGCGGCTCGCCTTCGTGGCGGAGGTGCGTAGCCTTGCCCATGTGCTCGGCCAGACCGTGGGGCGGACGTTTCAGGCGAGTTGCGACGCCGCGCTGGGCGATCCGCGTTGCGGCGTGAACCTCGATGCCCCGACCTTCAAGGGGAGCGGCGCAGTCATCGATGTGCTGCGGGACCGAGCCTTCACGGCATCCGGCCTCGCTAGCTTCGCGGCGGGGTGGTTCGCCTTTGGGCTGGTCGAATGGTCGACCGGCGCGAATGCCGGGCGGCGGGTCGAGGTGCTGTCGCATGACCTCGTCGACGCGGTGGCGATCCTGACGCTGCTGGAAGCGCCGGTGCGACCGATCGCGGCGACGGATGCCTTCGTGGTCCGGGCGGGCTGCGACAAGCGGATCGCCACTTGTGGTGCGAAGTTCGCCAATGTCGCCAACTTCCGGGGTTTCCCGCACATCCCCGGGCAGGACGCGGTCCTGCGCTATGCCACCAAGGATGGCGGGCACGAGGGGGCGGTACTGTGACATCGCCGATCGCGACTGCCGATCCCGCCCGCGTCATCACCGCCGCGCGGTCCTGGCTTGGCACGCCCTACCACGATCAGGCCAGCCTGCGCGGGGTTGGCTGCGACTGCCTCGGCCTCGCGCGGGGTGTCTGGCGCGAGGTCGTCGGCCCGGAGCCGTTCCCGATCCCGCCCTACAGCCGCGATTGGGGCGAGACCGGCCCGCGCGAGGTGCTGGCTGACGGCACGCGGGCGATGATGCCGGAAATCGCACCGGCCGACGCCCCACCCGGTGCGTTGATCCTGTTCCGGATGGTGCCCCGCGCCATCGCCAAGCATGTGGGCATCCTCACCGGGCCCGACACCTTCCTTCACGCCTACGAACGCCTCGGCGTGATCGAGGAACCGCTGACACCGAATTGGGCGCGCAAGATCGCCTTCGCCTTCCTGTTTCCCGCACGCTGAGATTTTCCCATGGCCACGCTCGTCCTCGGCGCTGTCGGTTCCGCCATCGGCGGGGCCTTTGGCGGTGCGATCCTCGGCTTTTCCGGGGCGGCCATCGGTGGCTTCATCGGCTCGACCATCGGTTCGGTGGTGGACAGCTGGATCGTGTCCTCGCTGTCTCCCGCTCAGAAGATTGAGGGCCAACGCCTCGACACGCTGCGCATCACCTCCTCCACCGAAGGCGCGGTGATCCCGCGCCTTTACGGGCGGATGCGGATCGGCGGCAACATCCTCTGGGCCACCGATTTCCGCGAGGAGACGAAGACCACGACGCAAGGGGGCGGCAAGGGCGGTGGCGGCGGGAAGGTCAAGACCACCGAATATCTCTACTATGCGTCCTTCGCCGTCGCTCTTTGCGAGGGGCCGATCACCGGCATCGGCCGCATCTGGGCCGACGGCAAGCCGCTCGACATGAGCGGCATCACCTGGCGCTGGTATCCCGGCGACGAGGCGCAGACGCCTGACCCGTTCATCGCGGCAAAGATGGGAGCGGCCAACACCCCCGCCTATCGCGGGACAGCCTATGTGGTCTTCGAGGAACTGTCGCTCGCGACCTACGGCAACCGCCTGCCTCAACTGTCGTTCGAGGTCTTCCGGCCGCTCGCGGATCCCGACACGGCCGAGGGGTTGGTCAAGGCCGTGACCATGATCCCCGCATCGGGCGAGTTCACCTATGCCACCGAGGCTGTCCGGAAGACGGTCGGGGCGACGACGACGGTCTTCGGCCAGACCACCGGCGGCACGACGTCGGCAGAGAACCTGAACGCGCTGCCGGATGAGACCGATATCGTCGTGGCGCTGGACCGGCTTCAGGCCATGGCCCCCGCCGTCGAAAGCGTCAGCCTCGTCGTGGCCTGGTTTGGCAATGACCTGCGGGCGGGCAACTGTACGATCAAGCCGGGAGTGGAGGTGGCGACCAAGGTCACCAGCCCCAAGGTCTGGACGGTCAACGGGGTTTCCCGCGCGGCAGCCCACTTAGTTAGCCGTGACGCCGAGGATCGGCCGGTCTATGGCGGCACGCCTGCGGATTTCGCGGTGGTGCAGGCGATCAGGGAGATGAAGGCGCGCGGGCTGCGGGTGACGTTCTATCCCTTCCTGCTGATGGACGTGCCGCCCGGCAACACCCTGCCGCACCCCTACAGCGCGAATGCCGCGACGCCGGGACAGCCGAGTTTCCCGTGGCGGGGCCGGATCACCTGTTCCCCGGCGGCAGGCTACACTGGCACCGCAGACAAGACCGCCGCCGCTGCCACGCAGGTCTCGACCTTCTTCGGCGCGGCCGCCCCGGCGCAGTTCGCAGTGTCGGGCGACAGTGTCAGCTGGACCGGCCCTGCAGGCGACTGGGGCCTGCGGCGGATGATCCTGCACTACGCCCATCTCTGCGCGGTGGCGGGCGGGGTCGACGCCTTCCTGATCGGCAGCGAGATGCGCGGCCTGACCACGATCCGCTCCAGCGCCAGCGGCTATCCGGCCGTGACGGCGTTCAAGGCGCTGGCGGCGGCTGTGAAGACGATCCTCGGGCCGGGCACCAAGGTGGGCTACGCCTCCGACTGGTCGGAGTATTTTGGCCACCAGCCGGGCGACGGCAGTGGCGACGTGTTCTTCCACCTCGATCCGCTCTGGTCAGACGCGAACATCGATTTCATCGGCATCGACAACTACATGCCGCTCTCGGACTGGCGCGACGGCTTCGACCATGCCGATGCGCTGCAGGGTTGGCCCGCGATCCATGACCGGGGATACCTGCAGACCAACATCGCCGGTGGCGAGGGCTTCGACTGGTTCTACGCCAGCGCCGCCGACCGCTCGGCCCAGATCCGCACACCAATCACCGATGGCGCTGCAGGCAAGCCGTGGGTGTTCCGCTACAAGGATCTCGCCGCCTGGTGGTCGAACCCGCACTTCAACCGACCGGGCGGGTTGGAAAGCGGCACGCCCACCGCATGGGTGCCGCAGTCGAAGCCCGTCTGGTTCACCGAACTGGGCTGCCCCGCCATCGACCGGGGCACAAACCAGCCGAACGTCTTCTTCGACCCGAAGTCGTCCGAGAGCTTCACCCCGTATTTCTCGCGCGGCTGGCGCGATGATGCCATCCAGCGTGCCTGTCTGGAAGCCAGCTATCTCTGGTGGGAAACCCCGGCCAACAATCCGGTTTCGGCCATCTACGGCGGCCGGATGGTCCATGTCCCCGAATGCGCCGCCTGGACCTGGGACGCGCGGCCCTATCCGTTCTTTCCGGAACTTACCGGGGTCTGGACGGACGGCCCGAATTGGCGCCTTGGCCACTGGCTGACCGGCAGGCTGGGCGCGGTGTCGCTGGCCGCGCTCGTGCGCCACCTCTGCCTGCGCGCTGGGCTCGATGAGGCGTTGATCGACGTAAGCGGCCTATGGGGCGCGGTCGAAGGGTATGTGATCGGCGCGCTGGAAAGCCCCCGCGCATCAATTTCCACCTTGGCCCGGCATTTCGGCTTCGATGCCATCGAGACCGAAGGCGTGATCCGCTTCATCATACGCGGCCGCGCCTCGGTCGCCACGCTGGCCATCGACGATCTCGTCGCCACCCGCGAGGGCGAGGCCTTCGAGCTGACCCGCGGCCAGGAGACCGAACTGCCCCAAGCCCTGAAATGGCAGGTCGCGCGGGCGGATGAGGACTATGACGCCGCGCTCGTCGAGGCCCGCCGCATCACCGTCGACACCACCCGCATCGCTTCGGAAAGCTTCCCGATGGCGATCCCGCCCGAGGAGGCCGAACGCCGCTGCCGCCGTGCGCTGATGGAGGCGTGGATCGGACGCGAAAGCGCGACCTTCCGCCTGCCGCCGTCCCACCTGGCGCTGGACCCCGCCGACGTGATCCGGCTCGCGCATGATGGCCGTGAGGTGGAATTCCGCCTCGTCTCCGTCGCCGATGCCGAGGCACGCGGGATCGAGGCGGTGCGGCAGGACCGCGCCGCCTATGATCTGCCGCCCGGCGATCCCCGGCCCGCATCGCTCGCCAGCCCCGTCGTCTTCGGAACCCCGGAGGTGGTGATGCTGGACCTGCCGCAGATTACTGAGGACCAGGCCGCGCATCGCCCCCTGATCGCCGCCCATGCCAGCCCTTGGCCCGGCGAGATCGCCGTGTTCCGCAGCGCGTCCACCGACGGGTTCAACCTCCTGACCACATTCGGCGGTCGGGCGCGGATTGGCACGCTGGCCTTCGACCTCTTTCCGGGGCCCACCTCACGCTTCGATCTGGGCAATTCGCTGGTGGTCGATCTCCTGTCGGGGACGCTGGAAAGCGTGACGGACGTCGCGCTGTTCGGCGGGGTCAATGCGCTGGCGGTCGAGGCGGTAGCAGGGGTGTGGGAGATCGTCCAAGCCGGAGTCTCCGAACTCATCGCCCCCGGCCGCTATCGCCTGACCCGACTGCTGCGTGGCCAGCGCGGGACGGAACATGTCATGGGCAACCCGGCCCCGGCCGGAGCGCGGGTCGTTTTGCTGGATTCGACGCTGGCCTCCCTCCCCATCGCCGAGGGCGATCTCGGACTGCCATGGAACTGGCGCGTGGGCCCGGCTGCGCGGGCGGTCAGTGACGTAAGCTATGCCGCGCTGGGCTTCACACCATCCGGGCGTGGGCTTGTCCCCTTCGCGCCGGTGCATGTCGAACAGCCGTGGCGGACCGCACGCAGCCCGGGCGATCTGACGATCCGTTGGACCCGGCGGTCACGGGCGCTGGTGGCCGACGCCTGGGAACAGGTCGAGGTGCCGCTGGCCGAGGACCTGGAAAGTTACGACGTCCAGATCCTCGACGGCGCTGCGATCAAGCGCACGCTGACCAGCACCACGACCTCCGTCCTCTACACCGCCGCCCAGCAGACCGCCGATTGGGGTGCGCTGCTCGGGCCTGGCCAGACGCTGGCGCTCCGCATCTTCCAGCTTTCGAACCGCCTCGGCCGCGGCACGCCTGCCGCGGTCACGATGCAATTCTGATCCCAACCCACGGGAACACCCATGTCCGACACCACGACCCATCTGGGCCTGCCCTATCTCCTTGCCGCCCAAGCGCAGAAGCATGTCACCCACAACGAGGCCCTGCGCCTGCTCGATGCCATGGTGCAGCTCTCGGTCCTCGACCGCACGCGCACCACGCCCCCGGCCAGCCCGGCCGAAGGCAACCGGCACCTCGTGGCCTCGGGCGGGACCGGCCTCTGGGCTGGATGGGATCTGAACATTGCCTTCTGGGTGGACGGCGCATGGATCCGGCTGGTGCCGCGCACCGGCTGGCTCACTTGGGTCGCGGCCGAGGGCCTGTTCCTCGTCTGGACCGGCAGCGCCTGGGAAGTGCTCGGCGAGCCACGCGACGTGTCGGACGCGGTCTTCAGCCTGGTGAACGACACCGATCCGACGAAGAAGGCGACCTTCTCGCTGGCGGGGATCAGCACGGGCACCACGCGCAGCTTCACCCTGCCGAACACCTCGTCCGAACTGGCGATCCTCGCGGGCACGCAGACTTTCACCGGCAACAAGACCTTCTCGGGGACGCTGACGGCGTCCGGGACTGTGACGGTGTCTGCAGCCAGCGCCTCAATCGGCACGGCAACGACGACCGCCACCTACGGGATTGGCACCGGGGCCACGACGACAGGCGTCACAAAGACCGTGAACATCGGCACCGGCGGCGCGTCCGGATCGACCACCGTCGTGAACATCGGCTCGACCACGGCCGGGGCGGGCGGCACGACCGTCATCAACACGCCGACCGTCACCTTCGCCAATGCCGTCACGCAGGTCGGCATGCCCCAGGCGAACCTGACAGCGCAGCTCTTGGGCCTCGGCGGGGCCTCGGCCGACAGCTACAACCGCATCTCGGTCAACACGCCTGCGGTGCTGCTGAACAACGCAGGCGCAGGTATCGAAGCCACGGTGAACAAGGCCTCAGCCGGGAACGACGCCGCCTTCGCCTTCAAAACCGGGTTTTCGGCGCGGGCCTTGATTGGCCTTCTCGGTAACGATGACTTCAGCTTCAAGGTCAGCCCGGACGGGTCCGCATTCTTCGACGCCATCAGGATCGACCGTACCAGCGGCCAGGTGGAAATGCCGCAGCCGACGGTCCTGCCCGGCCTCAGCGCTGCGCCGACCCCGCCGCCCTCAGGCAAGGCATCGGTCTACGCCCGCAACCGCGCCGGGGCGCCGTGGATCGACGTCATGCGCCCTTCGGGCCGAGACTTCCCGCTCCAGCCCCACTTCGGGGTGAACCGGATTGCCAACTGGTCGCCCTCGACCGGCACGACAGTCACCACCGAAGGCCTTCCGATCACCTCGGTCGGCACCGTTTCGACGCCCACGCTGGCCGCAACGAACCTTGCGACTTCCATGCGGCGCTGGCGTCTGACCTCGGCGGCCGTCGTGGACTCGGTGGCCGACCAGCGTTCCGCAGGCTGGGCCTGCTGGCGCGGCAACGCGGCGGGGCTGGGCGGCTGGACCTTCGTGACGCGAATTTCGCTGACGACGCTGCAGGCGACGGGCATGGGGTTCTTCGGCCTCTACGGATCGACCGCGGCACTCGCCACCACGCTGACACTGGCCGCTGCCATCAACTGCATCGGAATCGGCTTTCAGCGCGGCACCCATGCCAACTGGCAGCTGGTCGCCAATGACGGGACTGGAGCACCGACGATCACCGACATGGGCGCGAGCTTCGCCATCGCGACCGGCGGTGTCGTGAGCCTGTTCATCGCCGCGCCCCCGAACGGTTCGTCGGTGTGAGTCCGAGCCGTGAACGAGGTCACCGGCGCCGTCTTCGAACAGGAAATCGCCGCCGACCTGCCTGCGGCGACGCAGTTCCTGTCACCGCGGCTGTTCCTGAACACCGGCGCCACAGCCGCCGCCGTCGCCTACGACTGCGCTGGGGTCTACGTCGAGACGGACTTCTAGGGCGGCGGGCGCATTCGTCCCCCCGAGCGGATGCGCCCGCCCCTTTCAATGGCCGGAATCCGACCATTGGGCTGGCGAAAACTCTAGCCAGCCTGGCGGGCTCCGAGCGGGTTCGCCGCCATCCCCACCGCCGCCCTTGATCCGGCCCACTGTCCGGCGTCTCCTGCGGTCCCCGCGCTTTCGGGTCCGGGTCCCCATCGTTGATAGAAGGACAGTTGGCGAACTAATCGGCCTCACTGCTCCGCGCTTCCGTCGTGGGCGCTGGCTGCGCCAGGCCCGCGACGATCTGCCGAAACTCGCCAAGGATTTCGCCATGGTTCTTGTCGAGGTAGCGGGCGAGACGGTCATTCTGCAGGAGCCGCTCGACATAGCGACCGGCCACCACCAGCCGGAGGTGATCGGGCCCAAGGGTGCCTTCGATCAGCTTGATGTTCTTTTGCAGGTTGGCCATCTCGGCCTTCATCCGCTCGGCTTGTTCGCGTGTCACACCTGCAGGTGTCTTCTTTGCAGCCGGGTCAACCAGGTCAGCGGCGTCAGATGCTGCGAGGATCGCCTCGACATAGGGCACGGTGTAATTGTTCGCGGCGATCATCAGTTCCGCCGCCTGAATTTGCCGCAGGGGCTTCATCTTGCGCAGGGACCGGAAGCTGTTGATCGGGCAGTGCCGGGCTTTCAGCAGTTCGGCGGCCTCCGGACAGATGCCGTTCAGCAAGGTGCGCTTCTGTCGGATCAGAGCGATGTTCACATTCAGCGCTGCCGCGATGCGGGTCTCCGATACGCCACGCTCGACCGCGCGCAGGATCATCTTGTGCTCCTGGATCGTGGCGAGGCGGCTGATGCGCTTGTTGTAAGTGAAGGATTCGTCGTCGGTCGCCACCAGGCAGGTGACGGTCGACTCGCCCATTTCCTTCAGAACATGCAGCCGAACATGGCCATCGAGAAGGATGAAGGACCCTTCCTGTCCTGCCGCACGGGCGACCACCGGCGGTTCGATCAGCCCGACCTCGCGGATCGACGCGGCGATCTGTCCATACTTCTGGCTCTTGGGCACTGTGGCCGGCAGTTGCTTGACCGGCAGGATCGCGTCGATCTGGATCGTGCGCAGGTTCGCCTCGAATCCCGGGCTCTTCGGCGGAGGCATTTTCTCCATGTGTGTCATGATCTTGGCTCCTGAAGGCCATCGACGATCATGCGCGGCACGGAATCGAGCCCCTCGGCACGAAGCAGCGTCAAGAAGTTCTCATCCTTCAAGAGCGACTGAAATGCAGCATCGAGAAACAGCAGGCTGCTGCGCGTCGACTGCGCCCTGCGGACCATGTCCTGCTGACGCTCGGCCTCGGCGCGATAGGCTTTGACCAGCGCGGCAGATGTCATTCGCGCGCGTGGCTGTTTGTTCCGCGCGCCACCTCGCTGCTTGCCGTGACGGTGGCGCAACTCGACCAGCCGCCGCGCCTCCAGCAATTTCTTTCCGCGCAGTTCACCCGAGGCATAAGCAGCCTCCAGCGCCTTCTGCACGTCCTTCTCCTCGGCCCGCGTGATGTAGAGCGCGACGCTGAGCGGCATCTGCCCGGTTTCGACCGCGATCAGCAGGCGTTCTTCACCGTTGGCGATCAACTCACCGATTTCATGGACATAGGCGAGGGAAAGCCCCGTCTTGTCGGCGATCTGATGGTCCGAATATCCCCGGTCGCGCAGGACGGCGATGTCCTGCAACAGCTCCAGCGGACGCTGCTGGCGGCGGGCAATGTTCTCGATCACGCTGCGCAGAAGGCGTTCGGCCTCGCTCGCATCCACGACGATGGCCGGGATGTGGGTTTCCCCAAGGGCGACATAAGCCTCCATCCGGCCCTGACCGCAGACCAGACGATAGGACGCTCCCGCCGCTTCATCGACCCGGGCGACCGTGATCGGCTTTTTCAGCCCGACCTTGCCGATACTGTCCACGAGCGCGCGAAAGGTCTTTTCCGAGCGTTCGCGCGGATTTTCCACGGTGATGGCGGAAATCGGGATCATCTGCACTTCGTCCCGCATCTCGACTTCGCTCACCATGGTGTCACCTCCGACACCGGAACGCGCCTCGCCATGTCGAAGAAGAAATCCAGCGTTTCAAATCGGAAAGCGTCCAGCATCAGGCCATTCTCCTCGGCAAGCCCCAAGGGTTTGATCCGCATCTCGAATTGGGGCAGCAGGTAATAGTCGAGGGCGGCGGTGTTGGCGCGGTGCATCCGGATGGCGATGGTGATGTCGGGCGCGAGGCCGGTCTCGAAGCGGATCTTCCAGCGCAAACCGCCCGTGGAGGTTTCGCGGCAGCGGGCGACGACGACCGAGGCGGTGAATTCGCCATTGATCGTCAGCAGGTCTGTCGCCGGATTGCGGGACACGGTGCCGCCGAGTCGGGCGATCTCGTGGATCACACGCTCCACCTCGTCGCCGTGGAACAGCCGCAGCATGCGGTTCACTTCGATGTAGTGGTAGTCCCGGTCCGGAGTGAAGCCGACAAGGGAATAAGCCCGGATCAGGCTGCCGAACCGATGGGCATAGGCGCCGCTGGACGGCATTCCGTCGGCCTCGTCGATTACCAGACCGGATATGTAGCCATGCCGCTGGAACAGCCGGGTCAGGCGCTCCAGCATCTCCTCGTCCGAGAATCGGCGGTTGCGGGCGGCGATGATCGCCTGCACCTTCTGAAACTGTTTCGGCTCGACGATGGCATCGAAGGCCCCTTCCGACCGAATCCACATCTCCGGGCCATTCGCAACCCGCTTCTGCTTCAGCTTGAAGGAGCGCCGGTTGTAGACGTTGTTGCCGATGTATTTCTCGTTGGTCAGGATCTGCTGCACGGTGGCGCGGGTCCACATCCGGCCAAGATCGGTCAGGATCCCGCGCTCGTTAAGTTCGGCGGCGATTTCGCTTTCCGAACGGCCGTGTTTCAGGAAACGGCTGTAGATCCAGCGGACGGTTTTCACCTCTGCTTCGGGCCCGGGCACCAGGATCACCCGGTCTGTCTGCAAGCTCTTGTGCTCACCACGCTTCAGCTCGGCCTTCACCTCGCCGCGTTCGTCAAGCAGAACCCGACGAAGGCCAAAACCCGCCGCACCGCCCTGACGGAAGCCGCGTTCGATCAGGCGGCACTGTCCGATGAAGACCTTGTTGGAAAGTTCCCGGCTGTATTCCCCGGCCATCGCGCGCTTGACGCTCTTGACGATCGTGGCAACCGGGCCGCCGTCGTTTTCGAATTGCTCGGCGCAATACTCGACTTGCTTGTTTGCGCGACGGCAGATGTATTCGTAATAGGCGGATTCATCGGCATCCTGAAACCGCCCCCATCGGCTGACGTCATAGACAAGGATCACCTCGAAATCCGCTGTGCCGTCCTGCACATCCTGGATCAGCTGTTGTAAGGCTTCGCGCCCCTCGATCCTCAGCCCGCTCTTTCCGGCGTCAGCATAGGAACGGACCAGTTCAAAGCCGCGTTCCTCCGCGTATTTGCGGATCGCATCCGACTGGTTTTCCGTCGAGTATTTCTGATGGTCCGTGGACATGCGGACATATTCGGCCGCACGGCGCTTTGGCGGGGAGTTCGCCGGTTCTTTTGTTGAGGGCGGCTCTCTGCCTTCCATTCCCGTCTCCAGATCAGTTCATGCAGGCGTCTCCGTCTGGTCGGACCCGGGGGATTGGCTGGGGCGCAAAATGGAATCTGCCGCTGTGTTCTCTTCCCCAAAGGTTTACCGGAGGAGGACGCCGCGATGCGGATCAAGATGGGCACATCTGTGCCGAAAATGGGCACAACTGTGCACCTGGACGCGGATCAGGCCGCCTATCGCAAGGCCATAGCCGACACCCTGCGGCGCGAACTGGGGCACACACATCAGGCCATCAAGACGGTGATGCGCTGGACCGGAGCGAGTGAACGGACGGCCAAGTACTGGTTGTCTGGCGAACGCGGGCCGAGCGGGGAGCATCTGATCCGGCTCGCGCAGCATTCCGATGCGGTGTTGATCACCATCCTGACCATGGCCGAGCGACTGCCGGAGCAGCGCCGGCAGCACAGATGTGCCGGTTGCCCCGCGCGCGACCTGGTGTTGCAGAACCTCGGACAGGAATGGAAATTGTCCGAGGGGTCCTGACACGCAAGGGAGCGGCCGGACGCCACCCCGCCCGGTCGTTCAGGAAACAAGTCGCCACAATGTTCATGCGGACATTAGAACCCCCATTCTCCGCATGAGTTGCGGCGAATGACAAGGGATCATGCTTTGATACCATTTTCCTGCCAGTCTCTGTCGCCAAACTGGCTTGACGGCAGACTGCTGGCGACAACCTCTCTTGGTGTCAGAATGGGGCCATATTCTGTTGCCAAGCGTACTTGTCGTGACTAGGTTGGCGTCAAACCCCGTTGATGATAGAATCGGCACAACTATGATCACCAAACCTTACGATCTTACGGATGCCGTCACCTATCACATCGGCACCTTTCCCCCGCCCGCCCTCGACTACGAGGTGCTGCTCGGGCCGCTCGAAGAGGCAGCCGCCTCGCTTGCGCGGTACGACACCAAGATGTCAGGCATGGTGAACAGCGAGTTATTTCTCGCCCCCCTGCGTCGCCAGGACGCGGTGACGTCTTCCCGGATGGAGGGGACGATCTCGACCATCGAGGAGCTGTACCGGCTGGAGGCCGAGGAAGATGCGGGTAGCACCGACCCCTACCGGGAAGCGCGCAACGACGACGTCGAGACCTACCTTTACTCCCGCGCACTGCGGAATGCCCAGCAGGCCCTCGCCGAGGGCGCCCCGCTTGGCGAACACCTGATCCGGACTGCTCACCAGCAGTTGCTGTCCTTTGGACGGGGCGCTCGAAAGCGTCCGGGAAGCTACAAAGTGGAGCAGAATTACATCGGAGACGAACGGCGAGGAAGAATCTACTACGTCCCGATCGCTCCTGAACAGCTGGGCCCAGCGATGGCCGAACTCGTCCGCTACATCAACGAGAGCACGATGCGGCCGCTCATTCGCACTGCCATCGCACATGTCGAATTCGAGGCCCTGCACCCATTCGAAGATGGAAACGGTCGGATCGGTCGAATGCTGATCACCCTGATGCTATGGAAGCTTGGCGTACTGCATCAGCCGAATTTTTTCGTCTCTGGATACTTCGAGGCGCACAAGGACGAATACATCGAACGGATGCGCGCGGTCTCAGCGTCAGGCGACTGGACTGGATGGGTGACATTCTTCCTCGAAGCGATGCACGCCCAAGCGACAGTAAACATCCAGACCGCGGACGCGATCTTTCGCCTTCATGGCGAGATGCGGGAGCGGTTCCGCGAGGTGTTGAACTCGCAATTTCATGATCAGGCGCTGGACTTCGTCTTTGCGAGCCCGATCTTCCGCAACGACCGCTTCGTCGAACGCTCGGGGATCCCACCGTCATCAGCGCGCGCGCTATCCCGGCGACTGGTTGAGGCTGGCATGCTACGCACGATTGAACCGGCTTCGGGACGACGCGCGGCGATGTACGCCTTTGACCCATTGCTTGATCTGCTGAAGGTGTGACGGCCATGGCCGCGATCATCCGCACCGTCGATCGGGGGCTCGTAAAACGTTGACCAGGTGTTGACAAGAATTTGGAACGACAAAGGCCGAGCGTAATGCTCAGCTTTGAAGTGTTTGACCTATTTCGGTATTTTGGTTGCGGGGGTAGGATTTGAACCTACGACCTTCAGGTTATGAGCCTGACGAGCTACCGGGCTGCTCCACCCCGCGGCCGTTTT